AAACTTTAGAAGCTATGGAACTTCGTAATCCTAGCGCTAGAGCTTTAAGACTTGTTAAAAGTAAAGCTGGTAAATTTGTTTTAACCAAAGCTTTACCGGGTGTAGGTATAGGAACTTTATTATTTACTACAGGTGGCGCTGTACATGCAGTACAAAAAGAAGGTTTAAATAAAAAAACAGCTACAAACTTAGCCTTTAGAACTGCTGACTTAGCATTAGAAGGAATAGACGTAGCTACTGGTGGTATATCCACACCTGTTACTTTGGCGTTACAATTAGCGTTAGCCGGGGCTGAGCATACAATCAATCAAGGCGCAGCTAAGATATCTACAAGGGACAGGAAGAAATTTAGATAGAAACATACATGACAGATGTTTTAAGCGCCTTACAGGACGATTTCAAGCTGTTTCTGCAAGCTTTGTGGGACCAGCTTGATTTACCATCCCCTACTAGGGCACAATACGCGATAGCAGACTACATACAACATGGACCAAAAAGACTACAAGTACAAGCATTTCGTGGCGTTGGTAAGTCTTGGATTACTGGTGCTTTCGTGTTATGGACTTTATTCAAAGACCCAGAAAAAAAGATAATGATTATCTCTGCCTCTAAGGAAAGGGCAGATAACATGTCTATATTTTTACAAAAACTAATTATAGAGACACCATGGCTAAATCATTTGCAACCAAAGAGCGACGACGCACGATGGTCAAGGATTTCCTTCGACGTAAACTGTTCACCTCATCAGGCACCATCAGTCAAAAGTGTTGGTATTACTGGTCAGTTAACCGGGTCTCGAGCAGACCTAATGGTACTAGATGACATAGAGGTACCGGGAAACAGTATGACTGAGATGATGCGGGAGAAGTTATTACAACTCTGTACAGAAGCTGAATCAATACTTACCCCTTATGATAATAGTCGTATTATGTATCTGGGAACACCCCAGACTACTTTCACAGTCTATAGAAAACTTGCTGAACGTAACTACAAACCATTCATTTGGCCAGCTAGGTTTCCTAAAGATATTACACCGTACGAAGGACTTATAGCGCCACAACTACAAGAGGACATAGACAATGGAGCTTTACCTTGGGATTGCACTGACCCTGATCGTTTTGATGACGATGACCTCGTTGACAGAGAAGCCTCAATGGGTAGAAGCAACTTTGCACTCCAGTTCATGCTCGATACGTCGCTTAGTGACGCAGAGAAGTTTCCTCTTAAGATGGCTGATCTTGTTATTACAAGTGTCAATCCTACTACTGCACCCGACAACGTTGTATGGTGCTCAGACCCAGCAAACATACTCAAAGACTTACCCACAGTCGGACTACCCGGAGATTATTTCTATTCACCTATGCAACTGCAAGGAGAATGGAGTCCATACACTGAGACAATTTGCAGTGTCGACCCCTCCGGACGAGGAGCAGACGAGACTGCTGCTGCGTATATATCCCAAAAAAACGGAATCCTCTATCTGCATGAGGTGCGTGCCTACAGAGACGGGTACAGCGACAATACCTTGCTTGACATCCTTAGAGGATGCAAGAAGTATGGAGCTACAACACTGGTTGTCGAGTCAAACTTTGGAGATGGAATCGTAGCAGAGCTGTTTAAAAAACATATAATACAAACAAAACAACGTATATTAGTAGAAGAAGTAAGAGCAAATGTTAGAAAAGAAGAGCGTATTATTGATACTCTCGAGCCTATTCTTAACCAGCACCGTCTGGTTGTTAACAAGTCTGTCGTCGAATGGGATTATAACTCCAACAGAGACGCAGCTCCAGAAGAAAGGCTTTTATACATGCTGTTCTATCAAATGAGTCGCATGTGTAGGTCAAAATACGCAGTCAAGCACGATGACAGGTTAGACTGTCTAGCGCAAGGCGTAAAATACTACATAGATGCACTGTCTATATCAGCACAGGAACAGATCAACTTACGTAAACGTGAAGAGTGGAACGATATACTAGAACAGTTTATAGACGACCCACAATGTGCTACTAATCATTTAGTACTAGGGATGGATGTAGACCAGCGTAAAGAGGCTAGAGGCAAGTCTGATGGTAAATCAGTCCCCACTTGGCTTTAGGACCGATGGCGTCCTTATAGGGGGAGAAGGGTGGACTCCCCCGTCCACAAATACACCCATATTACCGGATATCTCTTTTTGATATCACATAATACACCTCCACTAACTTCCATGGAAACTAAGTTAAAGATAGATGGTTTTAGAAAGTTATATAAGAGTTTGAAGACTCCTTTCCCTCCCATAAACTTTCTCATTTTGGGAATGTTGATCGGATTAGAGCAGAGATGGATAGAGTTAAAAGCTGAACAAGCTGTTGACGAAGCTATTGCTGACTTTATGATAGAGCATCCTCCAGAAGTGTACAAAGCTGTGGTAAAAGCACACGAAGATGGTTCATTAAGCATAGGTAAAGCATATGAAGATCTTCCTTGACACAGCAGTTGTAGGCGAAATAGACGCAAGACTAAGTTCAGGCGTTATTTCTGGCGTTACAACTAACCCTACGCTCATAAAAAGAGCTGAACAAGAGCCAGATGACATATATGCAGACATTATTAACGATCTTGGCGTCAAAGACTTGTCAATAGAGGTAAATGGTCAGTTTGCAGACCAATTAATAGAAAATGGCATCAAATATGGCAAACTTTGGCCAAATGAAGCTACTATTAAGCTACCATGCACTCCAGAAGGCATAAAAGCATGTAAAACACTGTCTTATATGGGCATTAGAGTCAATATGACGCTAGTGTTTAGTGTAAGTCAGGCAATACTATGTGCATTAGCTGGTGCAACCTACGTTTCACCGTTCGTCGGACGATTAGACGATAATGGTCACGATGGAATAGGTCTCATACGTGAGATAGCTAAAGTATATTGTCATAATAGAGCAGATACTAAAATACTAGCTGCCAGCATACGTGATGCTGCTACAGTTGGTAAGGCATTTCAAGCCGGTGCACACATTTGTACCATACCGCCAAAAGTATTTGACGATATGTACAAACATGTGCTAACAGATAAGGGATTGTTTCAGTTTTGCATAGACTCAGGACAGATAAACCCTTAAATTTTGACATAAATGTCTGAAGTGGTATACGCATACGTACGGAAACTCAAGAACCCCCATGGGGTATGTGCCTGTACGCTATGCGCGATCAATTAACGCAGGCGCGTGTCCAACGCGAGTCCAGCTCGCTTCGCTCGCCACCAACAACCCAGTCATTGCAGTGGTTATGGGGCAATGCAGTACTGTCCAGAAGACAGCTCGGCAGTCGGAGCGAGCGTAGCGAGCGGGTACAACTAAACCGCGCGGGCGCATACGGGCGCGGATATCTTGAACGCGTGTCACGCGCGATCTGTTGCCGGTTGAGACTCAAGTGAGACAGTACGGTAACCCGAACAAAGTATTATGTAATAATACATTGTTACAAAGTGTTAAGATGATTTGTAATGTTTGACGACAGCGACTAGAATGGAGACAAGTAGTAAGAGTTGTTTACGTTATGTTATATTCTCTCTCCTAGAATAGGTGAGAGAGATAATATAACTTAACTACAACTCTCTACTCACTGTTCAATTTACAATTTTCGATTATGTTCAACGTTTCAATCAAGCCAACACCTCGCACTTCTACAGCAGTAGAAGCTATACAGGTCAACCCTTTCAAGGGTTCAGTAACTCTTCGTTACACCAATGGCTATGAGTACAAGTACTCAAACGTTAGCAGAGCTAAGATTGTTAATCTATTGATTAACGACAACATGTCACTTGGCTTCTGGGTACAAGAGCTTTCACAGAAAGCTATCAGAGTCAGAGATTACCTTTACGGTAATACTGTCGCTACTGGTAAGCTATGCTACCAGTTCATCGGTGCTACTTGCGACAGCAAGGCAGCGCTACCTTTCTAACCTACGGTTAGTAAGCGTCGCTGGTGTCTTGCTTGGGTTCCATTCCCAAGGACGCACTGACTCTTTAGAGTCAACTGTCCACCTAACTTTCATCCTGTCATGCTAGTCCACATCACCAAAAAATCCAGCAATGCTAAAACAGGCAGAATGCCTGTAACAACTACCGAGGAGTCCTCATGCCCAAGCACATGCCCACACCTACAGTCAGGAGGTTGCTACGCAAAGTCCGGTCCAGTATCTTGGCACTGGAAAAAAGTGAGCAACGGTCTACGTGGTGGTTCTTGGTCTGACTTAACTAACTTCGTTAGTAAGTTAGATAAGGGTCAGCTATGGCGTCACAACCAAGCTGGCGACTGGGGTTACACCAAACACCAAGGACGCGAGTACATCAGACTTGACTTGCTCAAGTCTCTTGTTGACGCTAACAAATCCAGTGGTGCCAAGGGTTATACATACACACACCACGAGCTACACAGCCACAACTTGGAGGCTATCAAGTACGCTAATCGCAACGGTTTCACCGTCAACGCATCATGCGAAACACTCGCACAGGCTGACCAAGCCAGAGACCTTGGTATCCCTGCGGTTTGCGTGGTT